TCATCCAACCCGATAATTTCTGTTTTTTAGCTCTGTGATTTCCTGGCAGGTCACACAATATGCCACCCCAGGGATGGCAATGCGACGAGCCTCTGGGATTGGGCTATCACAGGCTTCGCAAATGAGACGAGAAGGCGCAGTAATTCGGCTACGAGCGCTATTGATGTAACGCTCACGCTCTTCCAGCTCGCGTTGCTGTGCGAGATCCATTGCGTCAGCCATTAGTGTTGCACCTGAGATTCGTACTCAAGATGTTCAGCCTCGCCACGCAGCAACTCCGCAGCTTCGGTACTATTCAATCCCTGGTAACTAATATGGAGGGCCATTGCTTCAAGGCGTTTAGAAAAAACCAAAGCGTGCGCTTTACGTTCTTCATTTTTAACGTCAGACAGCAATACCGCCAAACTATCGGGATCTGTTTCAATTTTATTGATTTCGTAATTTCGCATTATGTAATCTCCTGAATTTAGGCAAAGGGATACCCGGTGGGTTTACACCAGTGTATTTTTTTAGGGTTAATTCGGCATGGTTAGCCGTTTTGGAAATAAACTCACTACTGCACGGAAATGATTCATTGCAGTAATAAGCGATTTTTTCTCATCATACGTCAGTGAATTGAATTGCAGCTCATGACGAGCCACAGGGAGTTTTGCGAGATAAAAAATAGCAGCCAGCGCGCGAATATTCTCTTCATATAAGGGGTCGTGCTTCTCACGCATTTTCTCGATAAAACATTCCAGTTCTTTACTGTTGCAACCCCAATATTTAGCACGAAGTTCTGCCACATAATTGAGACCCGCCAAACGCTCACTCGTCTTGAGTGGAACGGTTGCAGAATCAGCTTCAATTGCCATACTTTCTCTCCTTATTAAAGGGGGTTCCACTCTCGGTACACCCTGTAGCTTCAGGAATATGAAACGCACAGTAAAAAGAAATGAATCAGCTATCGAACTTACTCAGATGGCGTCATGCACCGATGATGAGCTGAAAACGGGAGTGCCCTAAAGCCTTACGCAATTGCTCTTCTTTCCAGCGAGCGTAATAGATGCGTATCGGGCCACCGGCTTTCTTGCAGCCCTTGCGGATGGTGCGAGGTTCAATAGGTACACAAGGGTTGTCACCGGTTGTCCAGCGATAAGCGGTGCGTTCAGATACCCCCTCAAGCACAGCGAACTGTTGCAGAGTAACGATTGGAGCAGGCACTTTGATGATTGCGATTTCAGAAGCCATGTTGCATGATTCCCATTTGTATAATGTTTGCAATCAATGGTCTCTGTTTGCCAACCTCAGCCATTGATTTTCCTGAATTAGCAACAATACTAATACCCATTTGAGCATTAGTAAACACCCAAAGGAGTATATATTGATCCTTGATTCTCAAGTGAACAATGATGAGTTACTGGACCGCATCTGCCAGGTATATGGATTTAATCAAAAAATCCAGCTCGCAAGGCACTTCAACATTGCGGCCAGTTCCCTTCAAAATCGCTACTCTCGTGGCACAATTTCGTACGATTTCGCCGTACAGTGCGTTCTTGAAACGGGGGCAAGCTTGCGATGGTTACTTACCGGGGAAGGCTTGCAATATGATGGAAAGCCTGCCGCAACGGATCCCAAAGAGATCGCATCATTCACTTTAAGTGATGGTGAACTCGTTAAAAATTCCACTTTAAGTATTGATGCTAATTTTTTTAGTAAAGCGCTTAAAGACGGTATCGCTGTTCGCACTGAAGGCAAACTGCACTTTATTGAACAAGATGCGGCCCTGACTGACGGTCTCTGGCTGATTGATATTGAAGGAACCATCAATATCCGCGATTTGACTTTACTTCCAGGTAAGAAGCTTCATGTTGCGGGTGGAAATGTGCCTTTTGAATGCGAAGTCCGCGAGATAAAAACGCTTGGTCGTGTGGTAGGTATATACAGCGAGATTAAGTAATGACTGTCCGTAAAAACCCTGCTGGAGGCTGGATTTGCGAGCTTTATCCGAACGGGGCAAAAGGCAAACGAATTAGAAAAAAATTCGCCACCAAAGGCGAGGCACTCGCCTTCGAACAGTACACCGTACAAAATCCCTGGCAGGAAGAGAAAGAAGACAGACGCACGCTAAAAGAGCTAATTGATGCGTGGTATAGCGCACACGGCATAACTCTCAAAGATGGACTAAAACGTCAGTTAGCAATGCACCACGCCTTTGAGTGTATGGGCGAACCGCGCGCGCGTGATTTTGATGCGCAGATGTTTTCCCGCTACCGGGAAAAGCGGTTGAAAGGTGAATATGCCCGTTCAAACAGAGTGAAAGAGGTGTCGCCTCGCACCCTTAATCTTGAACTGGCCTACTTTCGCGCGGTGTTCAATGAGTTAAACCGCCTCGGAGAATGGAAGGGTGAAAATCCGCTGAAAAATATGCGCCCTTTCCGCACGGAAGAGATAGAGATGGCCTGGCTAACTCACGACCAGATAGCGCTTCTGCTCGGTGAGTGTCAACGCCATGACCACCCTGACTTACAAACCGTGGTCAGAATCTGTCTTGCCACAGGCGCTCGGTGGTCAGAGGCTGAGAGTTTAAAACAAAGCCAGCTTGCGAAATACAAAATCACATACACCAACACGAAAGGCAGAAAAAACCGCACTGTCCCCATCAGCAAAGAGCTTTACGACTCCCTGCCCGATGAAAGAAAAGGTCGGTTGTTTAGTGAATGCTATGGCGCGTTCCGGTCTGCTTTAGAAAGAACAGGCATCGAACTACCGGCAGGTCAACTTACCCATGTTTTGCGCCACACCTTCGCCAGCCATTTTATGATGAATGGCGGAAATATTCTGGTCTTGCAGCGTGTCCTCGGCCATACCGACATCAAAATGACAATGCGATATGCGCACTTTGCCCCTGACCATTTAGAAGATGCCGTGAAGCTCAACCCACTGGCGGTGAGTGGCGATAAAGTGGCGGTCGAAATGGCGAATAATGGGTAA